GTCGCGGTAGTTCGCTATTTTTGTGCGCACTTAACCTTATAAATCCACTTTACATACGACCTGCCCGTGCGTGGGGCGGCCCGGCGGTTCGACCGTGGAAGAGGACGCGCCCCGGGCGGCTCCCCGCACGAAGCGTCCAGCGGCGTTTCGAGGGCGCCCCAGCGCCTGCGAATAAATTCAATTATCCCTTAAAAAAATGAAGGAGGAAATATGTCCAAAAAGAAAAAGCAAAATTCGATTTCCGAATACCAAACTCCAAAATACAACCCTCGCCGCATTTCGGCGGACGCGCTGAACGCGCTGAAGCGTTCAGTGCGCGTCTTCGGCGACCTCTCCGGCTTCGTGGTCAATCGGCGGACGAAGAACGTCATCTGCGCGAACCAGCGGCGCGAGGCGCTTGGCCCGAAGGCAATGACGAGTATTGACTGGAGCGACTATTATAAGGTCGAGCTCGGCACTGCGGGCGCTGAATTCGTTTCGCGCGAACGTTATGGCTCAATGGTCCTGCCGACCGGCGTTCGTTTCCACGTCCGCGAGGTTGATTGGCCAGAGGCATTCGAGAAGGCGGCGAATGTGGCGGCGAACAATCCGGAATTGCAAGGGGAATTTACGCCGGACCTCGATGGAATGCTCGATGATATTCAAAAGAATTTCCCCGAAGAACAAAAATCTTTAAGATTTGATAAATTGTGGATTAAAAAATTCACGGAGAAAAATTTAAATAGCATACAAAAACCATTGCTATACATGACTTTCGTCGTTACGGATAAACAAAAAAAAGGAAATAGAAAAAGCCCTGCAAAAACAAAAGGGCGACACGCCAACGGAGAGATTATTATGCCTGATAAGAAAATAATTTTCCGCCGCGCCAATTTGAAAGATTTTGATAAAATAAAATCATTCGTAGATTACTGGCTCTCCGGGCGAGGAATGAAAAACGAAGAGAACGCGAGCGATGATTATTTTGTAACCAAACAACAACACCATTATTATTTACGACATGGAAGCACTTGGATTGCTATAAAAAATAAAAGAATAATTGCATGGGGCGTCAAGCGTCCCAATAATGTTTTGTATCATCTTTTAATAGATGGTAATTGCAGAGGTATGGGTATAGGAAAGAAAATGTTGAAATTATTAAATCCAGATGTCATAAGAAGCAAGACTGACCAATCCACGGGAGACCCCTCGTCATTTTATGAACAATGTGGATACATGCCGACTTCGAATATTCTTATTGGCAGACGAAAAATAATTAAATTGATGGTAAAAAATTACAATAAGAAAATCTCGACAAGGAAAAAATAAATAATAAAGCAGAGAGGAAATGAAGAAAAAGCCCAAGAAAACGGAAATCCCAAAGTCGAGTTCAGATTCGAAGAAGGAATGGGAAACAGCCATGCAACTTGCCTTCGCCGGGAAAATCCCCATGCTCCACAGGGCGGTCATCGCGGCGGGATACTACGGAGACCTCGCCAAACTTTCCACCCGCGCGATCGCAAAAATTTTTAAAGTCACGCCTCAGGCGGTCGGGCTTTGGTTTTCCAAGAACGCCTGCCCGCGCAATGAAGACGGCACATATGACCTGATTGAAATAATTGACTGGAAAATAAAAAACGAAATAAAAGAACGCCCGCGCACGGAACTCGAAGAGCTCGACGAGGCGACGAGAAAAGAAAAACTGCGCACCCTCCAGCGCAATAATGACATCGAGGAGGGGCGCCTCGTGGACGCGGAGGAACTGGCGATGCAACTCGCAAAGGTCGCCGAGGTCTTTCGGCTTCGTTGCGAAATCATCGAAAAGGCGCACGGCACGGTAGTGGGAAACGATATTCGTGAGGCGATAGACGACGCCGAAACTGAATGGAAGAAACTGCTTCAAGGAACATCTATATGATGCCCGGGTTGCAAAATATTATTTCCAATTTCTTGAGCGGCCTTCGCCCACCCCGGAAGAAGATCCTCCCTCGCCATCCTATTTCAAAGTTTTTCGCCCGCCTCCGGCCGCGGCGGTTGCGGACGTATCGCGAATTCGCCGAGCAGGAAATATACCTGCCGGACGGGCCCCGGGAGGGCCTGCCGTTCCGGTGCGACTTCATGCCGTTTTCTGCCTTGATATTCGACGTAATGTCTCACGGCCGCTATCGTCGGCTGTTCGCGTCCGGCGCTTCGCAATCTGGCAAGACGCTCATCATATTCGTCATTCCGATTCTCTATCACCTATTCGAAGTCGGCGAGACGGTTATCATCGGCGTCCCCGTCGTCGAACTCGCGCGCGGGATATTCGAGGAACGTTTGAGACCGGTCATCGAGCGGACGCGATACGCTGAATATCTGCCGACGTTCGGGGCGGGTTCGCGGCGCGGACAGTTCATGGCGATTCGATTCCGCAACGGCGCCATGTTGCGTTTCATGGGCGCGGGCGGCGGTGACGTTCAGCGGTCGCATTACACTTCCCGGATCGTCTCTCTTACGGAGGTTGATAAGATGGACCTTGCGGGCAAGGTAAGCCGCGAGGCCGACCCGGTAACGCAGGTCGAGACGCGAACTCACGCCTTCGGCGACCGCGCCCGAACGTTCGCGGAGTGCACCATGTCTATCAAAGAAGGGCGTATCAATAAGGAAATCACCGAATTCGGCACGGATACGCGGATATTTCTGCGCTGCCCCTTGTGCGGCGAATACGTATTTCCGCAGCGCGAAAATTTTATTGGCTATCAATCGGCGGCGACTGTGGTCGAGGCGCGCGAGACGGCCGGGTATTCTTGCCAGAAGTGCACATCAATTTGGTCAGAAGAACACCGATTGGCCGCCCTGAAAAATCCCGTCCTCGTTTCGAAGGGCCAAACGGTGGACAGAAACGGCGTCGTTCAAGGGGAGGCCCCCAAAACAAATACTTTTGGAGTGCGCTGGAACAAGATGCATTCACCCTTGACCACTATGGCGGACATAGCGGAGACGGAATTCCGCGCCCGCCTCATGCCCACGGACGCGAATCTCAAGGCGGTGTATCAATTCACCTGGGCGCTCCCCTACGAGGGGCGGCTCCTCGATTCAAGCGAGATATCCGTCGAGGCGGTCCTCGAGCATATCAAATATTCAGATTACAAGAGCGGACGCAAAACCCGGCTCCCATTCAAATACAATTCGAATTCAACTTGCGTAACAGGCGGCATAGACATTCACAAGCGCGATATGGTCGCGATATTCGACGCATGGGAACTGGACGAAGAGGGTTTCCTTCTGCGGTCATGGCGGCTCGGATATCTGATACCCTATACCTATCCGAACCCGAGCGACCCGGATGCGATATACAAGGCGCTCGAACATATCCGCGCATGGCTGATGCCCGGGTGGCAGGATTCGGAGGGGAAGGAATTTAACATCCGCGCGGTCGGCATTGACTCGGGCTGGCAGGCTACAACCAAAATGAAGCGCAGGGTGGTCTCCGGAGGGGATTATCAGGTTTATCGTTTCGCCCGCAACTACGGCATCAAAACGTGGCGTCCGATAAAAGGCGAGCCAACGCTCGACGAGGGAATCGTTAAGGTTTCGCAACTTCAAAAGGCCGGCGTCTTTTTGTGGCACATTGACACCGACCTGGCCAAGAGCGAGGTGCATGACCAATTGCGGGTGCGGCCCGGGCAGAACGGGTTCTGGCATTTGCCGCACGACACGCCGCGCGAATACGCGCGCGGGTTATGCGCGGAAAAAAGAATCGTTGACTTCGACGAGAAGAATCGCGAAAAAGCGGAATGGGTGCAAGAAGACCCATATAACCATCCATTCGACGCTGAGGTTTATTCGTGGGCGATGGCTCGCGCGCTGGGCGCGAAGCCCCCACGGACGGGATTGAACGAGGAAAAAAAAGAAACAACTTTATGAAAGGAGAGGGTAATGAGCAAGAACAGAGATAACAGAGGCAAGCCGATAGGAATGGAGACGAATGTTCCGCGGGTGATGCACCAGGAGCCGGACGTCATGGCAGAAGACCCGGCGATGAAGACGCCGGCGACTCCGGAGACGGTGAATCGCGAAGAAAAAAACGAAGCGAAAAAGGAGGAAAAGCCGAAACCGATAATTGACTGGAAGGGGCCGGCGGACCTGCACGAATGTCCGAAGTGCGGGGCGCGCGTTCTGCAGGACCGCATGACGAAAGCGTGCGTGGTCTTGACGACACGACAGTTGGCAAGGGAAGGCGACCTGTTAATCCAAGACCGTGAAATGCTTTGCTTGCGATGCCAGATGTTATTTATCGCGCGGGAGAAGAAAATAAATTAAATTTTGCAAACTTTACTTGAGGTTAGATGGAAAATTCGGACTTGATTTTCCCGCTCAAGTTTCGTTTTTTTTTCAGCCAAACCACGAAGTATATATAAATAGCGCCGCAAATTTAATATTTTTTCAACTTTTTTAATTTTGTCAGACGCCTGACAGGATTTGGATTTGACAAAAAATCATTCTTGTTGTATTTTTTTATGGAACATGAAAATTATTTTTAAGAAAAAAGTAATGTAGCGAATTGAAAAAATTGTTCCTCCCGGGACGCCGGCGGGAACGCCCATGAAATAATAAGAGGCAGGTTGGTGCCAACCCACTAACCTGCCTCTTTTTTTATGGGCTGCGATGAAAGGGGTTTAATGGCAGCAACGCTCGCGACGATAGAAGCATACCTGACGGCGGCTCAGACGGCCTTTGACGCCGGCAGTTACGAAGAGGCGCGCAAACAAATCATTCTCGGACAAATCGAGTTGATGAAATTTCCGGCCTCGGAAGGCGACGGCGGCTCCTCGATGGCCATGCGCGACAGCTTCGAAAAACTGCTCGACCACATTCAGGGTTATGAGAACACGGCTTCCCGCGGAACGCGGCGCAGCCAGGCGGAGGAAGTGTGATGGGACTTTTTGATTTTCTCAACACTTCCAAAGTCCGAAGCAAAATCAAAAAAGAAGTCCTTCAGTCCCTCGACGTCAGGGAACGAGAACAGCGCATGGTCGCGCAGAATTTCATCATGCGCCATTTCCAATCAAGCAATGAATCACGGAGACGGCCGGGCTGGGACATGTTTTCCCTATCGGCGGACGCGGAACTTCTTCACGTTCTCCCGACGATGCGCGCGCGTTCCCGCCTGCTCGTTGACAACGACGCCAAGGCGGGCGGTCTTGTATTAAAAGAAATATCGAACGTCATCGGTCCAAGCATAAGCGTTCAGGCGAAAATCCCACCAAGTTATTTGAAGGCGCAGCCGCTCCAGTCGGAGCGCGTCAAGGACGTCATTGATAACGCCGAATATTTCTGGCGTGAAAAAGTCGCGAAGGCGGGAAGCAAGGACTTGGACTGGCGAAGGACGCGGACTTTCCTGCAATACATGCGGCTTGCCTTCCGGCACGCGAAGGTTGACGGCGGAGTATTCCTGCGCTTCTCCGGCGCGGTGGGCCGCTCGATACCGTTCCAATGCCGAATCATCGAACCGGAATGCATCGGAACGCCGCCCTCCCTGCAAAACAGGGACAACATCGTGGGCGGAATTCAATTTAAATCTTCCGGAGAACTCGACGGCTACTGGGTCGCCATGAAACACCCTTACGGCCTCGCCGGGTCCATTGAATATGAATTTGTTTCAGCGCGAAATGAATTCGGACTGCCCCAGATGGTCTTCTTCTTCGACCCGCACCGCGAGAGCGCCTCGCGCGAAATCCCGTGGCTCCAGCGCGCGCTTGTCCTCTTGAACGACGTGGCCGACTATAAGGACTCGGAATTGCAGCGGAAAAAATTGGAAGCGGATATTGCATGGTTTTTCAAATTGAATAATCCCGACAAAGCGCAAACGACCATGGAAGGGGATACGGCATTTGGCGGGGATAATACAAACACAAGCAAACGGTCAACCGTCGCCAATCCGAAGCGGCTCGTTCATTACCTCGAACAAAACGAGGACTTGCAAGTCGTCAACAGCGACCGGCCCGGCGCGAATTATGAAAAGTTTTTGATTTCGCACGACCGCGATATCGGCCTCGGCATTGGGCGCTCGTTCGAGCGCGTTTCGAACAATTACGGCGCCGCGAATTTCTCCGCGACCCGCGTTTCCGGCATCGAGGATTTTGTCGAGTATGAAATCGAGTTTAATCTTTTCGCGGAATCCATATTGACGCCCATCTGGGAATGGGCCATGTGGGCGCTTTCCATGTCCCTCGGCGACCCCGTTTATCGGCAGGTGGAGCCGCGCTGGCAGCGTTACGTCAAGCCCTCATGGGACCCGAACAACGACGCCGACGCCGCGGTCAAGCGCATGGAAGGAAATGTCCAGAGCGTCGTCGAGGAGGCCGGCAAGATAGGCGCCGACTGGGAAACGGTGCAGGACAACAAACTCAAGGCGGAATTGAGGGAACAGGAAGAACGCAAACGCCTCGGCCTCGAAGCCAAAAGCGATTCGAAAAACGGGAAACAGAACCCCCCCAAAAGCACGGAGGACGCAAATGTCCAAGAATGAGGATTCAGATCTGAAATTAAAGGCGACCCAGAAACGAGGGGTCATTTACCGGATGTATTCGCCGGACGAGAAAATCGAAGGCGGAATCCGAATAGCCTCGATTGATGCAAAGGCGCACACGGCCGAGTTTATCATCGCCACCGAGGCGCCGGTGAAAGACGATTATTTCGGCCCTCCCCGCGTGCTCTCGATGAAGGGCGTGATATTGAAGGAATATCGGCGCAACCCCGTCATCCTCGCGCAGCACCAGCATCATCCGTTGAACGTCGTGGGGACGTCCTTGAAGATTTACCCGGAAGCGGACAAACTCATCGCTCTGGCCAAATTCGACGTTGATGACGAATTTTCTGCCCGGGTTTGGGGAAAGATCGAACGCGGATTTCTCAAGGCCGCCTCCGTCGGATTCATTCCGAAACGCGAGCGCCTTATCCCCGAGGGGGAAACGGACAAAGCAATGGGCCTCGTCGGCCCGGTAAAGTTCACGACGCAGTGGAATCTTTTTGAATGGAGCACGGTTGCGGTCGGCGCGGATTCCGAGTCGCTCGGGAGGTCTGAAGACCCGGGTGCGGTGGAAGTTGCCGGAGACGACCGGGAGGGGGCGGAAAAGGGATTTAATCTTCCGCCGCTGACGCGCGTTCATCTCAAATTATTTTAGGAAATTTTTTCAAGGAGAGAAGCATGAATTTCGAAACATGGCTCCGGAGTTTGGGAACAGACCCGGAGAAACTCGATGAAGCAACGAAGAAGGTTATGCGAAAGATTTTCGACGACCTTCAAACCGCGCAGGCGCAGGCCCAGGCGCCCAAACCCGCCGCGGACAACGACGGCGCGCAGAGGTCATTCGCGCGTTCCTCGCTGATACTCGGCACGGCCAGGGCGGCGGTGGCGACGGCGAACGACAAGGTCAAGGCGGGCATTCTTGAATATGCCGCGGAACTCGCGGGCGACGCGAAAATCACCGCCGAAGAGGCGCAGCGCAAAATCGCGGAAAAAGCGATGGAACTCGTGAAGGCCTCGACGGCCGCTACGGCGGTCGCCGACGAGCAGAGAGGAAACATTCTTCTCTCCGCGATGCCGGCCGACCCCGACGCAATCCTCTCGAGACAGGAAATCGTGAGCATTTTCAGCGAGCCCCGGCAGGACCGGGCGCTTTACAAACGCGCCGCGAAAAGCGTCATAAAGCATTCGGAGCTCGGCCACGAACTTTCCCTCCGGGAAATCACCGAGGCCTTGAGAGAAAAGACGGGCCTCCTGCGAATCCACGACGAAGCCGGCGGCAGCCCGTCGGTGAGGACGGTAACGGCGTCGAGCGCCAACGTGGCGATTCAATCGGTGCTGACCTACCTCCTGACCAAGGTGTATGACCAGCAACCGGACATCACCGACCAGCTCGTCACCATCATCCTCTCCAACGCGGCGGAAGAGACGCTGCCGGAAGTGGAAACGGAGGACGGCGTCCGGTTCGTCAAGGAAGGGGACCTCTACCCGATGCTCGGCGGCTCGATGATCTCCGTCAAGACGAGTTACAAAAAGGCCGGCGCGGCCATCTCGCAGACCCGCGAGAACTCGATATTCGACCGGCTCGGCAGGGTGCAGGTTTACCTCACTTCGCTGACGCGCCAATTGAAGAGCAAGCGCGCCCAGTTCCGCCTCGCCCGGATATGCGATTCCGCCGCGCTCGACGGCCGGTACATCGCACGCCCCGGAAACGACAACGGCACGGCGGCCTTCTACACGACGGTCGCGGACAACCGCGGCAACCTCAACCTGGTCGAATCGAACGCGCTCGCAAACGAGACGGACATAGACAACGTCAAGGCGCGGCTCGATGCGATGAAGCTGATGGACGGCACCTACGTTCTCGCCGCCCTCAAGGTTCTGCTGGTCCCGAGCGCGCTGCAGGCGACCGCGTGGAAGATCGTTAATTCGATCTATGCGCCGTCGGCCTCCGGGCAGTTCTTCCTCCCGAATCCTTACGGACCGGGCGGAATGCTCGGCGCGGCTCCTGTTGTCCTGAGCCATCCGCTCGTGGCGACCTACGGCGGCGCCGCGACCACGTGGTTCGCGGGCGACCCGGCGCAGCAGTTCTACGAAAAGGAAATCTGGCCGGTCGAAGTCGTCCCGAAGATGACCGGCGGCGAGATGGCCTTGCGCGACATCATCTCCCTCTGGATAGGGAGTTTCTGCATTGACGTCGTCGCGCTCTCGAACATGTTCTTCGTCAAGAACACGGCGTAACCGGAACCGTAACCAATCCGGAATCGTGCTTTGAAAACTTTCAAAAAATAAAGTAGGAGAAAAAGAAATGGCTGCGAGAAACAAAATTCCGGAGTACAAGTGTTACGACGGAAAAACCACGCCCATATTCCTGAATCTCCCCGTTCAGGCGGGCTCGACTCAGGCAATCAAGCAGGGCGAGATTTGCAAACTCCGGGATTACACGGACATCGCTTCATATCCGATAATCCCGGTCTCCACGAATGACGTGGGATTCATCCCGCTCATCGCGTGGGAAGAACAGGCGGCGACCGACCCGGCGCGGCTGATGAAGTTCATGCTCCCCACTCCGAACATCGCCGTCGAATTCGCCTTGAATGCGGCGACGCAGGTGAAGTGCGGGGACAAGATCCAGATTCAGGACAGCCAGACGGTCAAGGTCAGCGCGGCCTACACGGTCGGCTCGGCGCTGATAGAGCCGACTGACGCCACACCGACGTGGCAGAGCATCACGAGCGTCTTCGTAACGTTCGGCTATGTTCGCGCGGAAACGCTGAAGCATTTTCCGTTCATCGGCGGTGCGGTCGCGGGTTCGCTCGGCGACCTCAGCGACATGGGCGACGTCGGAGTCCTCGCTTACACGGCGGGGAAGATAATCGTCGCCGACGGCAATTCTTACGAGGAAGTGGCGGTCTCCGGAGACGCGACTCTCGGGCTCACGGGCGCGCTCACCCTCGTCAAGAAAACGACCGCGGAAGCGATAGCCGACCCGGGCAATACCGTCAAGGCGATTCCGATAACGAATTCCGGATATTGCCCGCTCGTCACGGCCGGCGCGGAAACGCGGACGGTCGCGATTCCTACCTTCGCGGGCCAGCAGTTGCTGCTCGAATTGAAGACGGACGGCGGCGACTGCGCCGTAACGTTCGCCTCGGCCTTCAATCAGGCGGGCAACACGGTCATCACGTTTGACGACGCCGGAGACATGGCGTTGTTCATCGGCGTGTACAACGGCGCCAACCTGGCGTGGCGGCTCGTCGGGCAGGAAGGTTGCGTCGGGATCACCGGCGACAAGAGCGACCTCGATACGGTCATCACCGACCCGGGCGCAAGCGGAGCCATCCCCGTTACCTCCAGCGGTAACTGCGCGCTGGTTTCCGCCGGCGCCGAAGCAAGAACGCTCGCCATTCCGACATATCTGGGCCAGGCGATTCTCCTGCACATGAAAACCGACAACGGCGCGATAACCGTGACCGTTGCGCAGGCCATCAATGCGGCGGGACGCACGACCCTGGTATTCGACGACACGGGCGACCACGCCCTGCTCGTCGCGGTCAATCTCGGCTCGGCGCTCCGCTGGAGAGTGGTCTCCTCGGAAGGCATCGAAGGCCTCGACATCGGCGCGATAGACCTTGACGAAACGGCCTCCGCAGAAGCGGGCGTGCCGGTCCTCATCCACAAAATCTGCTCCGCGGCAACCGGCGGCGGAGACAATACGGTCTGGACGGCGACCCGCAAGGTCAAGGTCGTGGACGCCTGGATGGTCGCGCGCGATACAAACGCGGCGAACATCACCCTGAAGAACGGCTCCAGCGCCTTCACGGGCGCGGTCGCCAAGGGCGGCACGGACGACGCACGGGTAGCATTCGACAAGATCATTGCCGAATACGACGAGGTGGCGGCGGCTGGAACGATTGTCGCGACCTTCAGCGCAATCGGCGCGGCGGACATTTTCGTCCTCGCGATTCCCATAGCGTAAACTTTTTCCAAACGCCCCGGCGGGCCTCAAAAACCCGCCGGGGTTTTTCCGGTTAAGGAAGGCGATGAGCGATTTTCGAGACAACTTCGGCGGAACTCCCCTTGCTCTGCTCTATGAGCGGTTCGGGGACTCGGTCAAATATACACCGCAGGGCGGGGCGGAGAAGACCATTACCGCTCGCTGGAGTCCCTATTCGATTTCCGAAGACGAACATATTGACGGCAGGTTCATCGCGGAGGGCGGGATTCTGCGCGTGAAGATAGCGGACGTCCCGAATCCGCTCCCGGACGACGAGGTTGAGATTGAATCCGTCAAATACATCGTTGATGAAATAATGGAATTGACATCCATTCAAGCCGCCCTGCAACTCAAGCGGACATCGGCGGTCGAGAAAAGCAAGACGAACTATCGCATGGAGAAGGGATAATATGGACTGGACACCATGGCTGACATCCGGATTGACGGTGATATTTTCTGCGGGCGTAGTTTACGCGACAATCAAGTTGACCCTGAACGGACAATCGAGGGACATAAAGGAAATCAAGGAACGCTCCATGCCGGGGCTATCCCGCAAGATTGACGCCATACAGAGCGATGTCGCGCAGCAGTTTACGCGGGTCTATGAGAAGGTGGACGCCTTCAAGACGGCCTGCGCCGACCATCGGCAGGTCATTGCGATTAGGCAGGCGGAACACGAAATCAAAATCAAAGAACTCGACAAGGACATAGAAAAACTCAAATCGGAGGATTGAACAATGAAAAAAGTTTTCTTTGCAGGCATTCCCCAGGACGTCGTGCCCGCCTACGAGCCGTCAACCAATAGGAGTTGCTTCGCGCCTTGTTCTGTTTTTTTCGCGGCGTTGGTTCTTTTTCTTTTTGCCGGCTGCATACCGGCTCAGGTGCAACAGACGCAGGCGCTGGGATTGAAGGCGCTCGATGTGGGGATATTGGCGGTCAATGAGAACAATACCGTGGCGCTGGTCGCGCTCGATGACGCCAAGAATTGTTTTTCTGCGGCCGCCGAATTTATCGGCGCGCCCGACTCCCCCGTCGAGTATTCGAGCGAGAACGTCAAGTATTACTCGGACCTCACGCGCGAAATCGCCCTTTTGAAAAATAGTATGGCGGCCGCGGCAAAGAAAATAATACCCGAATCCATAGCGGAAAAGGCCCGCGTTCCCTGGGAGGCGCTGACTGGGATAATCATAGCGGTCGGCGGCGCGATACAACTTTGGCGAAAAACGAAGCAGGCGAAGCAGAAAACAAATGAGGCGGAGGACAATCTGGCGGCGGCCGATGAGAACGCCGAAGCCGGCGCGACCATGTCAAAAATTCTTGAAAATATTCAGGGAGCGTTTCCGGAAAGTCGCGAAAAAATAAAAAGCATAATCACGGAAGGCGTGGCCAAATCAAGCGTCTCCGGCACTATTCGAGACATACACGAGGCGGTCAACAAGAAATGAAGAAGTTGAATTTCCTACCCATCGAGGGGCGACACAGGGGGCAGCCGATTCTCGTGCTCGGATGCGGGCCGGGCATGGCGGAATTCGACTTCGGTCGCGCGCACGAATTCATCACCATCGGCGTTAATGGAATATTGCGCGCCTTCGACCCCGATTATTATCTTTGGGTTGACCCGCCCGCATATGACAGATTCAAGGACTTGATACATAAGAGTGTCGCCGAAAAGTTCGCGCCCGCGGAGGGCAGGGTCGCCGATGATTTGCCCGTGAATATTTTCCCGCGGTATATCCCCGGGCCCGGGGACTGCATCATTTCCCCGAATTGGAAAGGCGGGCTCTTTCATTCGCATACCGTTGCGATGGCGGCTCTCAATCTCGCCTATCTCATGGGCGCGAATCCCATCATCATGGCCGGCGTGGAGCTCAACGACTGCGGCCATTTCTACAAACCGGCGCAGGACACGCGCGAATATCCCTCGAAGCCGGAGATACTGCGGCATTTCGCTCTGCTGGCGGAATTCGCGGCGCGGAACAATATCTCCATACTCAATGCCACGCGCGGGAGTTCGGTGAGAGATTTTCCGTTTATAAATTTGGCGGATTTTACTGCGGAGAAAAATAACATCGTCTGCGCCGAGAGGACGATGGACGGAAGGATTGTAAATGTTTGCCCATGTTTTGACAGGGAAAAAGAAATCTGCCAGTCAATCAAACCAATCGTTTATGACATTTCTCTCAACCGTTGGGAATGCCGGGAGAAGTGCATCATGTGTGCGCGTGATGATAAAACGAGGGAGATGAAATGAAACTTCGCATAATGAAAAAAGGCACAGTAGGTAATTTTGGATACGATGGGCATATATCAGGAATGCAACCGGTTTGGGAGATAGATGAAATGAGATATGGCATTCTTACGGTTCTGATGGTTCTTATTCTATCGTTCGCGTCTTGTGCTTTCCTTGCGTCTCTTCTTGACCCCGAGGGGCGGGAACATGTGCGAATAATCGCGGCGCAGATAGACGAGTTGAACGCGGAGGCGGCGGCGATACAGGGCAAAATTGCGTCCGGCGAAATGACCATTGAGCAAGGGCTTGCTGCGTATGCGAACATACAGCAGGTTATCGGAGGTTTGAGGCAAGAGATAAAAATGGCCGGAAAATCTATTTGGGAACAGATGCTTACTCTTGGTATTGGGATAATTGTATCAGGCACGGGCGTTGGGTTTATTACAAAGTATTCGTGGGGCAAGAAAATATTTGAATTGATAAACGCGGTAGAATTGACGGGCAGTAAATCGCCCGCGAAAAAGGAAATTTCGAATTTGAATGTTGGCTGGCTGAACGAAGCAGTTGCGAAGAAATTTCCCGTGCATAAAGGAGTATAAATGCACAAAGTAGTTCTAATGCAGGTTTGGGTTCTCCCTGAAGACGAAAAGGAGTTTCTCTATCTATGGGCGCAATACGTGGCTTCGAAGGTAGCGGCGCAGGCGATAGTAGAATCAATAAACGTGCAGGCAGAACTCGGCGAGGCAATAGACGAGGTGTTGAAAGGTAAAGAGTTATGAAGTATTGCGCGAAGTATGACAATGACGGAAAGTTGATAGCATCATGTCCGAATTTCGACATTGCAAGGGGGAAATGCAATCTCGGCAAGAAGTTGATTTATGACATGGAGACGCGGTGCTGGGAGAGTCAAGAAGAGTGCATCATGTTTGCGCAGGATGACGAAACGAGGGAGATAAAATGAAACTTCGCATAATGAAAAAAGGTGGCGTCGGGAGTTACGGATACGATGGGCATATCAGCGGGATACAGCCAGTTCCGCCTTCGGAGTTTGAGAAAACGATATTTGATTTTATTGACCTTGACCTTGAGTTGGATGTTATGGCAGATATTCCCAAGAACAAATATCGTTGGGACGGGAAAGCCCTTGCTCCACTCTCCGCAGAACATTGGAATGCAGGGGAATTGACGGCAGAAGAAAAGGCAATTCATGAACAGACAACGATAAAAACACGCATGGCGAAACTTGCGGAAATGGGTGAGCAGTTTCTTGCGAGCGAGAAATCTGTTGACCCGACAATTGTGAAACTTATTTCAGATTTGAAAATCAAACTGGCGGAAGTCAAGAATTTGACCGCCGTTGCAGTGGAGAAATAACTATGCCTATAAAGACAATCATAGCCGCCGGCGGTGGGGATTTCACTACAATCGCTGCCTTTGCTGCGTGGGTGTGGTCAACTTACGGTTCAGCAGCGTTCACGGAGCCGGTTATTGGCGAGATACAGAATAGCGCGACTTATACTGAGAATGTGACTTTCAATGATGGCTTGGCTCCTACAACAATATTCCCGCTTACTTTAAGAAGCAATAAAGAAGACATGGCTGATTTTCCGATTATGACCGGAGCAAGCGGTAATAGAATAACCGGCACCCTCACCGCCGGAGCAAGATGTTTAAGGATTGAAGGGATTAAATTTCAAGGAGGTGGTAATGGATTTGTATCAGTCATTTATACAGCAAATAGTATATGGATAACAAGGTGTATATTTGAAGGATTGATGATAGGAGTACACCTCCATTGTTACAATGATTATAGTACAATAAGGGGCATAATTTCCGCTTGTGAGTTCAACCAGAATGTTGAGGGTATTTACCATCTTGGGGCAGGTTCTTATATTTGTCCAATCGTCAATAATACTTTTTATCTGAATGATAAAGCCATTTCCGCTCCCCAGTATTCTAATAACCACACAGACATGAAAAATAATGTCTTTTATGTAGGTAATGGCCAATATGGATTTTATGGCCCTGGAGCCACGGCAACTGGAAGTATTGCATACCGCAATAACTATTATATTTCAGGTGGTGGCCATTTAGGGCGGATGGGTGCAACTACATATGATTCATTGGCAGCGTGGGATGCAGCCACAGGACTGGACATTGATTCCATCGAGCAAGACCCGCTTTTCGTTGATGCAGGGGCAGGCGATTTCCGTCTGCAGGATGTAAGTCCCGCGAAGAATCTTGGTAGTCCGGATTACCTTCTGTTTGCACAAAAAGATATTTACAACGCTGATTATGACGACGCTTCTCCTTCTGCCGGAGCATACCAAAATCTTTCAGTATTGACTCCTGAAAAGGCAATCAATGTCTATCCGCTCGGCAAGTGCGCAGACGCAACGCCGACCTTCGCATGGAAGGTTGGAACGCGGGACACCGGCGGATATGGAGCGAACAGCGGAACGGCACAATATCGCCTTGCTCTTATGAACAGAGATATTGGCGGGCGACTCAATGAACCGCTTGACACAATCGAGACCACGATTGATTACGATGGCGAGATTGGCACAATCCCTGCCAGCGGAGCCATACTCGTGGACTCCGAACTGATTACATACACGGGTAAGGCAGGCGGCCAGTTGACAGGCTGCACGCGAGGTGCGTATGGCACGGTTGCGGCTACGCATTCAGATAATCAGATTTTCTACTTGCTCGAACAGTGCAAGGATTCATGGGCAACCGGAACGTATTATGACGCTGGACTTGCGTGGACATACTCCAGCAATTACATCTCCGGCAAAGACCCTGAATCTTCCGGCGACTGGAGCGCAATGGGAACAGCAAACCCGTCGAGTTCGGGCGTAGAAGGCACAAACGGCGTGAGTGTTGACCCTGCGGCAACGAGATATTGCAAGATGCAACTGGCAGGAATAGTTGAAGGCCGGGATTACGTGGCGCGACTGTTCGCTTACAACGGAGCAACAATCTAATGGCTATCAAATTAAACGCAATATCCGAGGTGAAAACTTTTATTTGCGACGCGGATTACCCCCCGAACATGTTAAGCGCAATATCCGAGGTGAAAACTTTTATTTGCGACGCGGATTACCGCCCGAACATGTCGGAGGCGAGCGAACCGGACTCGCCGTTTCAGATTTACGTGCCCGACTTCCCCGAAGTGGAAAACGTCCTGACGATTGATACGGTGGATAACGTTCCAGGCGTTTATGTTCCGGTAATCGAAGATAACGTTCGAGATGGAATAGATTTCGGCGCGAATAGTTTAGAAGAGGGCAACCTTGTTTCTCCCGCCGAGTCCGATGTCCTCGCTCCCGTTGGTTATGGGTCAAACGGGACCGAGTTCGAGGGCGAATATGTTCCATCGGTCCCGGATTATCCCTTTCCCTCTAATGTTCTCGAAGATGATACTGTCAATGGCGTCCCCGGAACTTTCGTTGCGCCGAGTCAGAACGACGTGGAAGATGGAGTCCTTTTCGGCTCCGAGGAAGAATTCGAGGGGAATTTTGAAGCACCGGCGGAAGCGAATGTTCTTTTCGGGATAGGATATGGCTCGAACGGGACAGAATTCGAAGGAACATATATCCCGACGGAAAGCGAAGCCCCGGGCCTCGCCGAATTCGAGGTAACCGATGCCTCCGATGGAACAATCTCCATCGAACTCATCGCCATCCCGGACGACGAAGACCTCCTGGTCATCCGCGTATACGGACGCATTAGGAAGGCCCAGGACGTTGACGAATGGACGAAGTGGACTGACATATCCAACCCCATCGTCGGAAGCGCTTACACGAAAAGCGGCCTTGTCAACGGCACCGAATTCGAGTTGCATTGCGTCTCAGTTGACACGTCGGGAAATGAATCGCCGCCGGGGATCATTGCGCGAGTAACCCCGGCCGCATCGAGCGGGAACATTGTATTCACCGGCGACCTGAACAAGTCGGTTTATCTCCTAAAAGACCTCCTGTCGAACTGCGCTACTTTCCAGACGTGGTGCGGCGTGGACAACGCCGCGGCGGCCAAGGCCTTCATCCATGAATACGCCCTCGACGGCGACGAGATTGATCGACCTTTCGCGCTTATCGAGAGAACGGGTAGGGAGGATTCCATCATCGCCGGCGGCGCCCGCAACTACCGCATGGGGCGCGGCTCCCTCGAGCTCACCTTCGAGGCGGACATATCGGAGGCATATCGCGATTCCCATATCAACGCGAGAACTGAATTCGACAATATTCTCGGCGCCATCATTACCGAAATGTGGGAGCTCGCCGGGAAGGGCACGCATCTATCAATTCACAATGTGGCGCAAGTCGAAGGTCCAACCCGAAACGCCAAAAACGAACGCAAAACCGGAACAAATTCCGTTGACTTTTATTATCGGGAAAAATGGGCGGTCGAATGGGGCCCATAAAAAAGAAGGAGATTTGAAATGAAAGCATTTACGATTTTCGGCGTCAACGTCAATACGAACACCCCGTGGATTGACCAGGTAACTGATTTCCGGGTAAACGCCGCGGCAAATGAAGTTCTGCAGAACGCGGGCGGTTTGGTCTATAACCAATTCGTCGGCGTCGGCAGCCAGGCGCCGGCCTTGTCATTCTCTTCGACGAAACTCTCGACGATTCTCGCCGCAATCGGCATCACCGGACTCAAGATAAACCCGAGCGTTCTCGCCTACTTCCAGCAGTTGCAGGAGGGCGGAACGCGGCTCGGGAGCACCCAGCACGTCAAGATGACCGTCTCCGAGGGCATCGTCATACCGCGCACGATATCCGCGGGGATGGACCGCCCGGCGAACATCAATCTCGACGTGATAGCAACTTACAACGGCACGAATGACCCGGTGAAGTTCGAGAAACAGAAGGCCCTTGCCGGGACGCCGCTCGCCGACCTAGGTTTCGTATGCGGTCCCATTTCCATCAACGGCACGCCGTTCACGGGCGTTCAGGACGTTCAAGTTGATTTTGGCATTCAGCCGGTTGTTCAGTTCGAGGACGGGCACGTCTGGCCGAAGTTCGCCGCAATCATGCGCGTCCAGCCCTCGATTACGTTCAGGTGCACGGACATGGAACTTCTTCAGACGCTAGGCATACTTGGAAATAAGCAGACCGCGACGAATTCCGTCGTGTATCTGCGCAAGATGGACAAGCTCGGCTCCCGCGCGGCGGATAATGTTTCCGAGCACATCTCGTTCACGGTAGACGACGGACGTATCTCGCTTGAGTCAGCCGGCGGCGGAGACGGGGCGGTGGCGGACATGAACGTCCGGATAACGCCGATTTACGACGGCACGAACGCGCCGCTGGTAATCGGAACCGCCGTCAAAATAGAGTAGGAGATGAAAAACATGACGGGTTTTCTTTATTATTTCCCGGAGAAAAAAGGGATTTTAGCGAAGGACATCGACGAAGCGGGGCTCGATGGAATCGTCTCGATGGACAATCTCGGATGCTGCGGAGTGAATACCGGGCCGGATGGAATCGGCGGGGTAGTCATCGCGCGCAGCGGAGTAGGCGCGAGTATCGGTTATTATCCGGAAAAGCAAACTTGGGCTCAATCGCTCTGCGGAAAATATTGGGTCGGCGCGGAGAACGCAAACCGCCCCGGACCGAAAGACCTCGAACGGGAGGACTCCATCGGCGGGCATCCGGTTATTCTCGGCGACGGCGGCGAATGGCTGGTCCCGATTGCGCGGGCTTTCCCGGAGGGGACGCGCCTGCCGCAGTCCCTTATATTCGGGCCGGAGGGCAAGGTTCTCGCGCGGGTCGGGGAGAAATACGCGCGGCTCTGGGCCGACGCCGAACGGGTCTGGCGGGATTTCTGGAACGACTCGGTTCCGCGGGGCGAAGAACCGAAAGAGAAGCATGTCTATCTCAATTATTCGGAACAGATGGAGATCGCCTTGCAGGCGCTCGGTCTGAATTACCGGCTCGGAAAAGACGAGGCGAATCTTCTGGGAATTCTCGGCACGGATAATCTTATTTCGATTCTCGGCGCGTTGATTGACATGCCCGCAATCAGCGCGGTGCTTCTCGAAATGGAGGCGGCGGCAAAAAAAAAAGCGGACGGAGAACGCTCTGCCATCCCCGGTGGCTCAACTTCCTCCGATGGAGGGCGGGGTTGATGCCTGATTATTTTCCGACGTTCGCTGATTTGAAATGGCTCGGAGATAGTTATGAATATTGACCAACTGATGATGTTGTTATGGCGCGAGGAGTGCGGATATCTCCAAAAGAGGAGACGTTGATGTTTCCAATGCAATTCGACGTTAAGGAAACCGGAATATTTGAAAAGATGGAGCGCGAACGCGCCCTTGGAGTCATAAAAAAAGCCATCAAGCAGGCCCTTGAATATTGGCACAAGAAATATGCGAGTATCCATTTCACGAGGGGCGCATATGTGCGGTATCCGGATGTCTATAAGAAGCGCAAACGCAAAGGCGGGCTTCCTCTAGTTATCACCGGCGCGCTGCGGGACCGCATTCTTCACGCCGGTCGTTACAAGATTACCGGCAAACGCCACAGCGCGACCGTCGAACTCTCCCTGAAATACGGCCGGCCTCCGCAATATACGGCTCAATATCTGCGCGAACAGACGTTTGTAATTATGAAATTGAAAAAAGTCAGTTTCAAGCATGCGCAGAAGATGGTGTATTCGACGGCGGGCTACAGTCCGGAATCCAAAAAGTCGTTTCAGGAAATGATATCCGCGATAAACGATCAAGAAAAAGAACATCTTGTCAAACTCGTGAAGGAAGAAATTGTTTCCGAAATGAAAAAATCAGGCGGCCGGCGGCGGCGGAAAGTGACGGCATAACATGGGGGAACAGGACGCGGTAAAAATTACTATGTCCGGCGATGCGGCCGACCTCCTGCGTAAATATGAGCAGGTCATATCGAAGCAGGAAGAGGTCATCGGCGGCCTGAAAAAAACCGCCCGCGAAAGCAAACAGACGGCTTCCGAGAATGTGATGGATGCCGAAAAGATGACGCAGGGATTTATGAAGGTAGCGGGGATGTTAACCGGCGTGGGAAGCATAGCGGCGGGCATAGGAATTGTCCGCGAGGCCTATAGAAAATGGAAAGGAGAAGTTGAGGATGGGAAGAAAGTATTTGAGGAATTTCATGGTTATATATTAAAAAGCTTGGCGACAACCGCCGATTTGGCGGATATTAAAAAAATAGAAAAAGAAATGTTCGACATTTCAAAAAAGATTCCATATATTTCTCCGACCGAAGCGACTCAGGTTCGCCAAACTATCCGCGGAGTTTTGCCGGAAGCGGCGCCCGGGGTAATAAAAGAACTTACAGGGGAAGCCGCGAAAGCGCGCGTATTCGATATCGGTTCTCAAGACATTGACGTGACGACTCAATACGCCGAAACAGCCGGCTGGGTAAGGAAATTGAATCCTACGATGTCGGTTGGGGATGTCATGGACACGGCTCGCGTCATAATCAGCCGTTCCGGAAAATTTGGAACTAAAATGGAAAAATCCGGCTGGAAAGCAATAGGGGAAATAACAGGCGCCGGAATAGGCACATTTGACGAAACGATGGGACTCTTGCTTTCGCAACTTCAAGAGGGGGGGCAAGTAAGTTCATTGTCCGAAATAAATAATCGCGCGAAATTCGAAAAGTTGCTGACCGGCAGACCGAAGGAAATCGCGCAAGAACTTCGGAGAGCGAGGGCCGAAAATATTTTTCAAGAGGGCGTTTCCGGAGTTATAGGAGAATCGCCTTATAGGGATATGCTCGGGATTCAAGCGGTCAAGGTTCAATCAGATATAAGGATGGCGGAAGTTTTTGGGCAAAAAGAATTGACCAAAGAAAAATATAAAAATTTAGTTGAAAAAGAATGGTTGGCGGCGGAATCTAGATTGTCTGGGCCAGAAAAATTCGGCGCAATGATACATGAACAACTTAGCGACATCGATCTTTGGGGCAAAGGCGAAACGATTTCTCCGAGAGAAAAAGCGAAACAGGGCTTGAAAAATATTTATTGGATGGAATCCTATCCTCCGGAAGAAGCGGAAAAAATGGCTGAAAAAAAATTGGAATTTTTCGAATTAAAAGAAATTTTGAAAGAAAATGCCAAAGCAACAAAAGAATTGACCGATACGTTAAACAAATCCAACGAACTTAAACCCCGAAATATCATTGATATTAACTCAGGATTAGAATGAAAAATTTATTGAATTCAGGAATTTATTATGACCGCCTCTAAAATCGGCACCTACCAGTTCATTTCCGTTAAATGGCCGGCGAATCCGATGGGCGAACGCCTCTCGGAAATAACGCGCCCGGGCGTTGACGGCGTCGGCTACAAAAAAGAAGGCAAACGCGCGGAGCCGGTCGTCATCGAGGCGAGCGTGGACGCGGACGACGCCGCGGCAACCGTAACGTGGATGACGAACTTGAAGGCGCTCGAAGGAACTCTCCAGACAATATATGACGACCACGGGCAATCATTCACGAACGTGGGTATACTTGAAGTGCGCCGCCGCCTGCCAATGAAAGTGGAAACCGCAACCGGCGGCGTCTCGACCAACAAGAAATATCTGCTCATATTCGACATTACTGTCCAGTCAACGGAGATTGCATAATGACGACTGAATACGAATATCCCGTCTCCATGAACGAGCCGCAACAGATGGATGAGAACTCGTGGCTCATTTCCTGGGACGACGAGGGCGCCGGCACAATCTATTACGTCTATGTCAATGGTTACCGCGCGGCAATCACGCAGGCGACCGAATACGTTCTCCCCCTTGAATATGGCGGCCAGGCGGTCGTCTCCGTATTCACGGCGGACATGGGCGAAACGTTCGAGGTCTTCCCTCCATATTTCACGCTCGAATGGGCTTGCTCGACGGGAACGGACTATTATAAGGTCGAGCAATACGTGGACAGCGCCTGGGTCGAGATTGCGCGCTTCTATGACGATGGCCGTTCGAATTTCAAATATCAAACGGAAAAACTCGCCGACTGCGTCGTCCACAAACTCCGCGTTACCGCCGTCGGAACAAACGGGAATTCCTCGACGCTCAACGAATATTCGGCGCTCATGGTCAGACATCCTGACATCCCCGACGTAAAGTATTCATTCAACGCGGACACCTATAAAATAACAATCTCGGAGGCATGATGTTCGAGATTCAAAAAGGACCTGATGCCCTGCGATTCTATCTGACCGGCGCGGCTTCGGACGGCGGCGCGCAGACCGACCCGAATCTTTCCCTCGGAAAATATCGCTCGAGCACTGAGGTTCTCCAACTCAACGCCGATTATACGACTGAAAATTTTCTCATTTCATTTACCGCCGGCGCAAATGGCACGGGAACGGGATACGTTCAACAGAGTTTTCGCAACTTCCGCTGGAAGGCCCCGGGCGAGGACGATTACGGGCCGTGGGTTTATGTTTCCGGCGCGGTGAAGGTTCTCTATGCCGCATCCGGCCGCGACAAATACATCCGCATTCAGCGCCTCGGCGACACCTCCGCCGTGGTAACTGTTACTCTGACCGAAGACGCGAATAATGTTATAGCGCTCGACGAGGTATCCTCGGCGGAGGCCGCCGCGGGCGACGCCGAATATCGTTGTTTCTGCATGAAAAACGAAGGCGCGAACACCCTTGCAAACATTTGCCTTTGGCTCGGCCCGCTCGGATATGCGCGGGTGCCAAGCGAGGGGCAACTTCCGGATGATGGCGCCGGAGAAATAGAAATATACCGCTTCGACCTGTCCAGCTGGCCTGATTCAGGATTCGCGCGAATCATTCGCGCAGATGGTTCGCTGCGAGAAATCGTTTATTTCAGGGAGCGCACGAATAAAATTCTCTACGTCCCCTCCGGAGGCCGCGGACTGCTCGACACCACGGCGAGCATGGGCAGGCCCGACGACTCCATCATTCCGGTTCCGGGGATAGCGATTGGTGGGGAGTCGCCTTCTCCGCCGGGAGTTTTTCAGGACAAGACGGGCGACGGCGAGGGCTCGGAGCCGGCGGCCGTCACTTGGGTGACTAGTATAACCGCGCGGAGCGGCCTTTATATCGCGACTCTCCCGTCTCTTCCGGATGAGGGTATTTACGGCATTTGGATTAAGCGCCTCGCGCCGCCGACGATGAAAAATCAAAAAACAATTCGGAATTTTATTAAGTGCGGCTTTTCAGCCGCATAGGAGGAATTTATGGCAGAACAAAAAACAGGCCCCGATTCCATACGGCCTTATCTGACCGGCGCGGCTTCGGACGGCGGCGCTCAGGCCGACCCGAATCTTTCCCTCGGAAAATACCGCGCGGCCTCGCTCGTCAACATGATAGGATATTCGCCGTCGAGTATATTCAGCGGCTACGCTGTAGTGGTTCTATTTTCCGGCAACAACGGCGCGGGCACGGCCTACATTGACGCGCCGACCACCGGCTCTCTGAGATACAAGGCGCCCGGTTCTTCCTCCTACGGCGCCGCGGTTAACATCGCAAACGGCGAGACCAAGATGTTCCCGGACGGGGACGACGCCAACAAATTCGTCATTGTCTCGCGCGTTTCCGCATCAGACCTCTCCGGCACTGAGACAATGACGCTCGTCCTCTTGCTCAACAACCTCCCCGGATTCGACAACGTGGATTCCGCGGAGGCCGCCGCCGGGGATTTGGAACATCGCTGTTTCTGTTTGAAGAACGATTCCGCCGGGTCCGTTACCGTGCTCAAGGCATGGATAGGCACCCTCGGCACGCAGCGCGTTTCGGACGTGGCGCAACTCGGCGCTTCCGGCGCGGGGACAATCGAAATATCGAGCGGTGATTTTAGCGACTGGCCGGACAGCGGATTCGCGCTCATCAAGACGAGCGGTGGAACCATCCGCGAGAAGGTCTATTATTCGTCGAGGACTTCGACCGTCCTCACCGTCCCCGCCACCGGCAGGGAGATGGGCGGAACAACCGCGGCGGCCGGCGCGGCGACCGACACAGTAGACGCGGTGCCGGGAATCCGGATCGCGAAAGAAGCGCCCTCGGCGCAGCCGGCCGGATATTTCACGGACAAGACCGGAGCAGGCGAGGGCTCGGCGCCGGGCGGCGTCGCCTGGTCAAACGGCATCGCATCGAGCGAGGGTCTGAATATCGGAACCCTCGTCGCCGGATATATTTACGGCGTCTGGATAGAACGCGAAATTCCGGAGGCGGCGGAGAACGAGCCGAGCGTTTACAACTACATCAAGTGGGGATACGATTCCGCATGACATCGCACACGGCCGAAATGAAAGGATATTTCCTGCTCTACGCCTACCAGAAGGCGCGGCTCTGGGGGACGTTCGACGTCCTCAATTCCGTCCTCGCTGAAATGAAGGGAAGATTCGGAATCGTTGAGGTTCTCGAAAGCCGTCTCGCCGAAATGAAAGGCGGATTCGGATTTCTTGCCGCGCGCGCGGGCGAAATGAAGGGCATTCACCGCGTCGCAAACGACGCCGACGAACGATATGAACTCTACCGCGGAGTCGGCGCGGAGCCGGACCCGGACACGGAAGCCCCGTGGGAAACATTCGCCTCCCTGCCGCACGAAACGGCGGCGCTCGATGAGTGGGAATTTTATTATTTCATTTTACGGAAAAGAAATAAATTCGGCGTTGTTAGTAAAAATATCTCGTCATGGATGATAGTTACCCATGACGAGGGAGCGTTCGCCAATTCGCCCTCGGCGCCGGATGTCATTCTCGCCGTCGCGGGCGCGAATGGGAAGATGGTTGTGGACGCCTATTACGCATACCCGAAGGACGGAGACGACCAGGCGACCAACTGGGCGGTATGGTTCACCTCCAACGGCGTGAATCCAGATGGCAATGCAACACCGACCTACAACGAAACTATAATCAAGGCGGACGGCGTGGCTAAATTACATTGGGAATCGAGCGAGTTCGGAGATGGGACGACGCTCAAGGTGCTCGTGCGGGTGCGGCGGTTCGTCGTCGGAGAGGGCTGGTATCCGTCCGACAACGCGACCATATACACCGTCATCGCCGACGTGGACGGCCCGCCGACTCCGGATGTCAAAATCGCTTTGGAAAAATTCGCGCAACTTACAGCGCTTGACGAATTTTATGACGAGATGTAAATGCCAACAAATGCACAGGTAAAAGTTGACTCTCTTCCGAGCGGCGCTTGGATTTTCGACCGGCGTTATGCCTGGGTTTGGGTCAAGGCCGCGTGGGCGGACCAGTGGACGCTCGTGCGATATATGATGCCAATCATGTGCGCGGAGACAATATCGCCAATCGTTCCCAAGGCGGAACTCGCTTACTTTTACGGAATGCAGAAGCGCGAAGACAAGAACGCATTCGCGCAGGAGCGCCCGCATAACTACCTGAACCATTACGTTCGGATTCAGAGCATATCGAGCGTCTATACGATTCAGAACGCCTGGCACGGAATCATTGTTGACCACGGCGAGGAAATTGAAGGAACGAAATACGATCCCTCCGGAATCGAAAGATACACCGCCTACGGCCTCGAGCACCTGCTCGACCGCACGCCCATCACCGGCGCATACTGCTGGCAGAACAGCGCCGTGATAGACATCGGCGCGACTCCGGATTTCAACATGAGGTCGAAACACGGCCGCCGTCTTTTGGGCAATCGCTCGACTGCCGAGCACGGTGACGTTTATGTTTTTTCGCGAGAGGGCGCCGTTTGGAATTATCGCCAAATCGCAGAATACCTGCTTGAGAAATTCGGACCCGAGGAAGTTACGTTCAAAATCACCGGCCAACTTGACCAACTTGCGCACATCGAGCAGACATTCTCATATGAGGGTCTCACGCTGAAGCAGGCGCTCGACAAACTCATTGACCGCCGCCGCGGCCTCGCCTGGCGGTGCCAAATATCGCAGGCTGGAAATATTGAAATAGTCGTCTTCTCCATCACCGGCGAAGACACGGGATATGGCCATGTCTCGCTCGTGCCGAACGGTCAGCCGTTTGATATCAACATCGGCGCGGACATCCGCAAACGCGACGTCATGTTCACGCGCAGCGCTTCGACAATGTTCAATAAAATAATCATTCGCGGACAAAATGCGAAGACGTGTTTTTCTCTTTCCTTCAACGACCTGAATATCGAGGAGGGCTGGGTCGCTGCGGACGAAACGGCATACAAAGCGGAGTCGGATCTCGACCGCGCGAAAGATGAATATGAACGTGTTTACCGATTCTTTCGAGCGCCGAGGGACTGGGACTGGAAGGCCGGATACGGCAACGGCGAAAACAAAAGCGCTGTATCTTTTGGATTCGACGATTCGGGAAATATTATTTATTCCGGCAGCCCCGAGGAGGGCAAGGCGCGTCCGTCGGATATCGAGGCGAAGCCCTCGTGGATGTTTGCCAAGGGATTCGAGCGATTCCTTCCGCTCAAAAAAGAAACGACCAAAGAAGAACAGGAGCCGGAATATCTTGAACCGTTTGTTATTTGCAAAGACCCGGAACACGGCGATATTTATTTTTTCATAAACAAAATGGACAAGGAAATGGCGCGGCCTTCCGCGAACGTCCGCATGGTTGACAGGGAGATGGCCGTCCTCGCCGACTTCAATCCGGCGCCGCATATATTCGCGCTCAATCATATGCAATGGGACGATAATGACCCGCACTCTAAATATCGCCCTGAGTATGATTACAAGACGATGATTGCAACCGTGTTTATGGAGACCGACCATCCGATACAAGTCGTAGAAAACATAAAGAAGGCGCCGCGGACGGAGGCGACGAAGACGCTCGTCATTACCATCCCGGACGCCGAATTTTGGTATATCGCGCCGGGGACAATCATCGGACTGCGCGAGGACGGATACGTCAATCGCTACAGGCCCTCCGGGACGGAGCTTCCGGGCGAGCCGAACGAGATGGTCGGCTGGTATATTCTCCGCGACGACCGCGACCGCCTGCGCGAAATCATGGCCCTCGCGAAGGTTTGGTATTCGAAGGAGCGCGCCGCGGTGAAGGTGGTTGACCGCCGCATCGGGCATTTTGGGATCTGCGGCAAATTCGTCCGCAATATCCGAAGCGGCGTCCAGCCGAAAATTGTGAACACGATTATTTCCTCGGTGCAATGGAATTTTGTCGAGGGCACGACTACAATCGAAACGGCGTTCCTCGAATTGGACGTTACCAAAATGAGCGCAAGAGAGGTGCGGCTATGAGCGATATCAGGACACTAGGCAGAGAATTCGCGCGCGCGGTCGCGCAACTCGACCGCGTGAAAGAACGAATCGGCAATCTTCCCGACCGTCTGACGCCCGGTTCCGACGTGCCGATATCCGATGACAAATATGAACGGGACGCCGTCCCTCATGCCGGAAGTCCGATTCGCAGGGAATCCGACAAGCAGGAAGGCCGGATAGACGACATGATTCTCGTGCGCGCCCTTCCGGGCGATTCCGAACTCAATCCCGGAATCGGTTATGAAAAAGAAGAAGAATGGATCCCCGGTTCTCCCGTATCAACCGACCTTCCCTGGGATGAAGATACATACACAACGCCGCCCGGCGAAGCGGGCGAGGCGGCTTACCGGCTGATGATGACGCTCAACGAGAGTTTTTCTCCGGGCCTCGGCGGCGAGGGCTGGAGCGGGAACCCGGTCGGCGGCGGCGGACAGATTGATTATGGCGGCTGGGTGATTGTCGTTGAAAGGCCGAAGCGGACGGAGTGGACGATATCCGACGTGGCGGTGGCGACGGGGAAAATCGGGCAACTCGGCGACGTCTTCTATCTCGCCCCGGACGACGAGATGGGGCGGACTGTTGACGACGATATTTATACGAAGGTTTCGATTCGGCACGATGCGAAATTTTACATGGACGAATGGCACGACGGCCGGCTGTATCTCACGCTCGACGACCTGACGGCCGCGCCGAGCGCGTGGGGCTACAAAATTAAAACGACTCTTGGTTTTGACTCCAGCGTGGCGAATACGATGAGCCAGCACGAGCCCTACGAGAGCGTGAACTGGCGGCCGTGGTGCGTGATTCCATATGTTTGGGTTGCGCCGCCGGCGGCGGTTGACCCTGTCTGGCCGCATGACCCGACGCTTGACCCCGCGCTATCCGCGGAGGGTTGGCATTTCGTAACGGATATTGACGTTGTAAAATTCACGGCGGAGGTGGGCGAAAAGATGTTCGGCGTGGATATGGAAACAGGGGACGTCATGACGAAGGGGGATATCGAATGCACAACGAATACCTGCGGCCTGATTCTCTGGGACGACTCGGAAATTCCGGTTGCGTGGAGAGTTACGATTGATCACTTGGGAGATTTGCAAACCGAACTTGTTTAAAATTTTTAGGGAAATTGAAATGGAAAAAATGACGGGAGAAAAGGAAGAAAAAAAAGAACTGCCGGAAATGACTCCGGAGTTTTTCGCGATGGGTTTGGAATTTCTCCGCGTGGCGAAACGCTCCGGAGCGATCGCCGCCGTTGCGTTTCGGAAAGCGCACGACGTCCGCGGACGATTCGAGCGCGCGGAGCAACTTTCGCAAGACGAGGCGAAATTTATTTTGCTCGCAGCAAACCGGGTATTTCTCGTAACCGCCGACCCGGCCACGGGAGCATATAGCGAGGAACTCGACCGGCGATGGACTTCTTTTTTCATCCAAATCGAAAAATTCTCGGAGTAGAAAAAACTCATAAAGCCGCCCGGGGCCGCGAGGCCCGAGATACCCGTCGCGGGCGGCTTTTTTTTATTATTTTTTGCCGACAAAAACAAAATAATTTGTTTTTTCACTCCCCCGCCCGCCGAAAAGCGCTTGAAATAAGGGGCTTCCGGCCATAATAATAATTTTAAAAAATATTATTTTACCACTTGACGAATACTATCTATATGTTATAATCTAATGAAGAAGAGAGGGGGAAATTGAAAAGATGAAAGGAGTGAAAAAGATGGCAGGCTATAAGAGCGATTACTCGAGGTCGAATTCGGCCGCGGCGGCGGAGCGGGACGGGTTCGTGACCGCTACGGCGGCGGCGCGTATTCTAAAATGTAAGAGCGCCGCCGTTTTAGAGCTTCTCGTCCCCGAGGCGTGGCATCATACCGGTAGCCGGTTCAACGAGACGAAATATTTCGACGTCTCGGAACTCGCCGAGGCGGCGGCGGAGGGATTCGTCCCCGAATCGGCCGAGGAGACGGCGGCGGCGGATACCCTCGCCGCCCTGCGCGCGTGGCGCGCCGATGAGCAGGTTCTTTATGAGGGTGCGGCGATTCCTCTTCGCGTCGTCGAATGGCGGAAGAACGGCTCATTTGGAAAGTGGAATCCAAACGATTCGGTTCTCCGCGTTACCCGAATCGTCGTCAAGCGCATGTCAACGGCGCGCGACCGGAACGGTTGCGCGGAAATCAAAGACTCTGTTTCTTTGATTTTGGAAGACGGGCGCAAAACGCGCCGCCTGCTGAAAAATGTTTTTCGACAAACTCTCCCGGGCGGTCAAACAATCGGGGAATTTGAATTTGCAAAGTAAATAAGTCGGGCGCCCGGTGCGGCATGCCGCCGCTCTGGTATAAGCCGGGCGCCTTTTGGAAAATTACGTCCGCGGAATAGGCCGCGGACAACAGCCGCGTGGGCGGCTGCGGAGGCGGCGGAGGCAGCGTGGAATGCCGCGTGGAATGCCGCGTGGGAGACGGAGAGGGCGACGCTGGGGGCGGCTGCGGAGACGGCGGAGGCGGAGGTGAATGCCGCGTGGAATGCCGCGTGGGAGACGGAGAAGGCGACTGCGGAGGCGGCTGCGGAGGCGGCGGGGAGGGCGGCGAGGTCAGCAAAGGCAGCGGAACTCGACCTTGTGAAAATTATCGAGAAAGTTTTCGAAAAAGAATGACCTATAGCCGCCGCGGCGGCGCGTCCTGCCCGTCTACTCCGGCGGGCAGGGCTTTTTTAAATTCGAGGCGTTTTTTTAAAGGAATCCCCGTGAATCGAAAAGAATTCGGAGGGCGCGTCCGCGCCCTCCGCAAAAAGTTACGCATGACGCAGGTGCAACTCGCCGGCCGCGCAGGAATCGCGCAGAGATTCATCTCTAAAATCGAGCGCGGAGAAATGAATTTCAGCATTGATTACATTTCCCGGATCGGCCGCGCCATGAAAAAAGAAATAGAGGTTCAGTTTAAAAATGCGGACAAAAATCCTAAAAACAAAAAAAAATAATTACGCTCTGGTCCGGGGAAAAGAGGCGTGGATAATCGGCGATTCCTCGACCGATATTCTTGCACTTCTCATCGTGATTGACGGCGCCTCGGAAGTGCCAATTACGAGGGATTTAACGCCTTTAATGGAAATTCCGGACGGCGAAATAATTGCGGAAATTGAAGACGGAAAATTGGAAATCTACACCGCCAAAATGAAAGCCGTGGATATGCGAAGATTTGGACTCTTCGCCGGAAAATAAAATATTTCCCTTGACTTATTTTTTTATATCGGTAAAATCTGAAAATTGTAAAGAGAGAGGAAAAAAATGAAAAACAAATTCTCCCGGAAATTCAGCCGAAAAGGACACTCAAAAGTTTCCTCTCGCTTTACAAATTTCCGGGAGTTATAAAAATCAATCCTGAAAAAGGATTTGCTTCGATTTGATTTGAAATTTTTGAGGGCGCGGACGGGGCGCTCCATGAAAGACATCGCCCAATGTCCTCCG